TTCGGGGTCAGGCCGATGCCGATGGCGACCGGCAGCAGCACGTCGATGGCCCGGGTCAGGGTGTGGCCGGTCGCGCCCGCCCGGAGGGCGCACCAGTTGAGGGTCTCGTTGCGCTCGCCCTCGCTGGCGCGGCGCAGGTGGGACGCCAGCGGGGTCAAGTCCTGCTGGGCAAGCTGCAACTGGGGCGACGGACCCAAGGAAATCTCGGCGTGTTCGAGGTTTTCGAGGTATTCCATCAGCGCACGCGGCGCATCGGCGGCGTACCAGAAGTCGCCGATGACCAGCGGAGCCTCGGCCCAGCGGTAGGGTGGTCCGTCCGGGTGCGCCGATGGCGGCACCACGACGTACCCGGACGCTTTCAGGTCGACTCCCGGCAGGAAGCGTGCGCCCTGTCCACGGGAACTGACGTCGAAGTCGCTCTGGAACCAGAAATGCGCCCCCCGTGCGGTGATGGTGACCGCCGTCGGGACGTCGAGCGGGAAGATGCCCTTCTCGTAGAGCGATTTCCAGCCGATTGGCGCGTCGATGTCCAAGACCCACAGCCTCGGACTCATCACCACCCCGATTCCGGTCACCAAGGGGTCGACACAGGCGTCGAGCCACTGTTCGGCGCTCGAAATCGGCGTTTTGAAGCCGTGCGGGCAATATTTCGGGTGCGGCACCTTGCCGTGGAGTGCCAAAATGCTCAAACCAGCCTTGAAATAGGCTAATCCGGCACTTTCGAGGGTATCTTGCGGGCGATTCCCGCTTTCCTCTATCATCGAGACCTCCCTCGTGCTGTGGGAACCGGAAGCGCCCTCCTTGCGGGGGCGTTTTTGGTTTTCATGGACTTCCTCGTAGAGACGGGAAAAGCCCGGACCCTCAACAGGTCCGGGCTTGTTCTTGGCCTTTCAGACCCGCATAGGCGCTTGTTCCTTGTCGGCCATCCACTTGTGGACGTCAGACCGGCGGAATCGCAACATCCGCCCGCCGAAGCGCATATACGGGAGTCCATCCTTGAGATAGCGACGGACGCTGGCTGTACTGACGTTCAGAAGGTCAGCAACTTCCTCGATGGACAGAAGCGGCTCTTCGTTCACCCGGACGTCGCCCATGTTACGCCGCCGGGGGCAGGACGGACTCGATGCGGGCGTACGCGCCGTCCTCGGTCACGGTCGTCAGAATCTGGCACCGCTTGCCCTTGAGGGTGTCGAAATCGACCTCCTCACCGACCGCCAACTGACGGCCCAGAAGCCCGAACAGCCACTTGCTGGCCTTGGTCTTGGGGGTCAACTTCGGCGACGACGTGCCCGACAGCGGGATTTCCTGCCCGTTGTGGTAGACGACGAACTGCCACAGCCAGTAGCTGTCGCTGCCGAACTGGGAGCCGTTGGGGGACTTCTCCTCGGAGATGTCCACGAACTCGGCCTGATAGACCCCCTCGGGCACTGCCGGGGTGGCCTTCTCGACCGTTGCCTTGATGCTCACACGTTCTCCTCGTGCTGTGTGTTCTTATGGGCATAGTTGCCCTTGACTCCGTAAATCTAACCTAGATACGTCATCTTGGCAAGCGTTTTCTGCGTGTACACTCCAGAGCGTGGCCCTGTGTCAGACATGCGCCGATATCACCCGGAAGTCCGTCACCGATGCGATGCTCGCCAAGGGCTTGTCCGGCGTGTTCATCGCGCACGAACTGACCAAGCTGGGCCTCAAGACGACCGACAACATGGTCAACAGCCACAGGAAGCACTACCTGCCGCCCGTCGACCAAGACGCCGCCAAGCGCGAGAAAGACCTCGCCATTCTGGTCAGGGACCGGACCTACGACGCTATCGTCGCTGGCCGTCTTGAGCCGAACGTCCGAGACGGTATCACCGCACAGGGACTTCTTGACCGGCGGGAAGAGAAGGTTGACGACCGTAATACCGCACTTGCTCTTGCCAGACTCCTTAGCGGGCGAGGCGACCCCAACATCGAACTCCTAGCGCCCGACCACGTCGTCGTCATCGACGGCGTCTACCAAGAGGTCGAGGAAGAGGCAATGGCCGATGCCTAGTCCGGCGGGGGTGCGCTCTCGACGGACGGTCGGCATCCACCGGGCCGAAATCACCGACGGCCAGTACCGCCGCACCAGACCGCTGTCGTCCAAGGAGTGGCTGAAGAGGGACGCCGCCAAGAAGCCCAAGGTCAACCCCTATCCCGGCAACTCCTTCGCCGCCGACCTCGCCCGGGGCCGCTGGGACGTCGAGTTCTTCGCCAAGCGGTTTCTGGGCATCAACGGCAACCCCGGCCAGCTACGCCTGTGGAAGGCGTACATCGCTCGCGACAAGACCAGATGGCGGGCGGCCTACCTGACCATCAGCGCGTCTGCCGGGAACCGTGCAGGCAAGACCTTGGGACTTGCCATCGTGGTCTTCCACAGTGCTGTGTACAAGATGGGCATGGAGCCACCAGACGGCAACGACGACAAGAGCGTCGAACGCTGGATGAATGCGCCCTACGAGTGGTATCACTTCGCCATCCAGCAGGAGGTCTCGGAACTCCTGTACCACGAGCTAGTCCGTGTCCTCAGGGGTCAGCACGAGGCCCAAGGCCCAAGGGGTTGTCCCCTGACCCGTGACATCGCCGAACCCGTGGAGTTCAGCAAGAAGTACCGGGGCGAGTACCTGTGGATGGTCATCCACCCGCTGCTGGGTGGTGCTGAAATCCATTTCCGCACGACCAACGAACGGGCCTTCGGCTCCCTCGGCAAGGACATGAACGGGATTTCCTTCGATGAATGCGCGTTTGACCCGCATCTCCAGTTCGTTCTGGACGAGGTTCTCAACCTGCGTCGGCTGGGCACTGGCGGCCAGCTTTTCCTTATCAGCACACCGACCGAGGGCATCACGGTCTTCGCCGACATCTGGGAGCTGGGCAACCCCGACGCGCCCGACAGGAAGCCCAACCGCCACAGCCTCCGTATGTCCACACGGGAGAACGTCGGCTACGGCATCGACAGCGACATCTTCGACAAGCTGGTCGCTGACATGCCGCCCGGTCTGGTCCCCCAGAACATCGACGGTCACTTCATCGAGGGCGTCAACGCCTATTTCAACGCCGCCGCTATCGACCACGCGTTCGTCACGGGCCTGCCCGAACTGGTCGCTGCCAGACCCAAGCACCGCTATGTCAACGGGGTGGACCCTGCTCTCCGTCACGACAGCACATGGGCGCTCGTTCTCGACGTCACCGACCCGGACCATGCCGTCGGGGTCAAGGCAGTCCGGGCGCGGGGCAAGCAGCAGGTAGACCACGTCGTGGGCATCGTCGCCGACAACCACCACGCTTACAACACGCCCCAGAGTTGGTGCAGCACGGCCATCGACGCGACCGGCTTCGGGGGCAAGATGTTCAAGGACGCCCTGTCGCACATCAGCCCCCTGCGAAGCGTAGAGTTCGGCGGGACACGCGCCAAGAAACTGAAGCTGTTGAGCGATACCCGGACCATGCTCGACCGAGGGATGCTGAAGTTCCCCCGGTCGGGTCCGTGGCTCATCCTCCGTCGCCAGCTTCTGGGCTACAAGCTCGATGACAAGGGCTTGGAGACCGACGCGGTCATGGCGCTGGTGGTGGCGGTGAACGAACTGAAGCGGACGCCCGGACAGTCGACCGAATCGCTGCCCTTCGACTTCTTCCAGACCGACGAGGTGCCGCCAGGTGTGCCCTCGTGGCTGCGTCTGCCCAAGGGCGCGACGGTGCTGACCACCGGCAACGCGTGGACTGACGACTGATGGCGGTCATGCGAGCGCCCAGCGCCACGCTGTCCAAGCAGCCCGCCACGCTGACCCTCGAAATCAGCGCCGCCATGACGGCCAACGACGAGGACGCCGCCGCCACCCTGATGGCCGAACTCAACCATCGTCGCCTGAGCATGGCGACCGAGATGCAGCGGTTCCAGCAGACGTGCGACAGGTTCGACCGGCTGTACTACGCCGAGGACTTCACCATCGGCGGGGCCGACCACTGGGCCAACCACCCCAGCGCCAAGACCCCCGGCAAGGCCCACGTCAGCGTCAACTCTCCGGCCTCCTACGTCGACATCCCGGCGGCCCTTCAGGGCGTCCAGCCGATTGAGAACATCGTCGCCACCGAGAACAGCGACGTCGCCCGCACGCTCGCCTCGGGCATCGAGCGCATCTATACGGCGTGGAAGAACGAGGACGACTTCGAGATGAAGTTCGCCCAAGCGTGCATCGTCAAGGCGCTCTATGGACGCACCGCCGCCAAGGTCTACTGGGACGCCGAGAAGGACTACCCGTGCGTCGAAATCGTTGACCAGCCGAGAAACCTGTACCTCGGCTGGGGCAGCACCGACTACAAGAAGCTCGACTGGGCCGCGTACACCTATCGACTGACTCCCAGCGAGGTGGTCGAGGAGTACGGCCTCGACATCACCGGGCGGGAGTACGCGGGCACCATCTATCCCTTCGTGGTCAGGCCGACGTATGACGGCACCGACCGCCCATCGAGACCGTGGCTGTCCTTCGGGCCAGCGATGGTCGAGTGCTGGGACTACTGGTATCGGGTGCCAGCCGGTCCCCGCACGATGGGCCGGGAGACCAAGATGGAGACGTGGAACGCCGTCTTCATCGGCAACGTGATGGTCATCAACGCACGGCATCCCGAGTACAAGGGAAAACTCCCCTACGTGCCGCTCTTCAACTCCTACATCCCCGGCGTGCCGGACGGGCGTGCGGAGTTGTACGACATCGAGCAACTCATCCGCGAGAAGGACGAGCGCATCACCGCCGGGGCGCAGATGATTGGCAGCACCGTGGCGGGCCAGTTCTGGCAGTTGACCGGCCCCGAAGCCCCCGACAGGGTGCCCGCTGCGGCCAAGCCCAAGCTCAACGAGGTGGCGGCCCCCGGCGCGGGCAACCGCATCGAACCCATCACCCCGTTCATCCCCCAGTTCCAGCTTGAGTCCTACCTTACCCGGCTGGACCGCGAGATGGCGA